ACCCATTTGATAAAAGGTTTCATGTTTTGATTTCACATTAAAGTTTTAACCTCATCATCAAATATGGAAGAGATTCGAAAGAACCACAACGACGCCAAGAGAGAGTTGATACAATCCGTGACACAGAAGGGGTATCATATTCTCGACGTTGGGTGTGGTTTCGGAGGTGACCTTCAAAAATGGCACAAGTGTGGAGCGAACATAAACATGTGTGACCCAGTCCCCGAGGCACTCGAGGAGGCGCGGTCTCGAGCCAAAAACATGCACATGCGTGTCAACTTCTATGAGGGTGACATTCACAAGTGTCCAAACAGAAAGTTTGACGTCGTGTGTTTCAACTTTTCGCTTCACTACATCTTTGCCTCCAAGGAACTTTTCTTCAGTTCGATACGTGAAATCAAGAAACGTGTGAAAAATGGTGGTACCCTCATAGGTATCATACCAGATTCTGAAAAGATATTTTTCAATACACCCTATCAAGACGAGAGTGGAAACTTTTTCAAGATGCGTGACCATGGCAACGGGGGATTTGGTGAAAAGTTGTGGGTAAATCTGGTGGACACACCATACTACGCAGATGGACCCAAACCTGAACCAGTGGCGTACAAAGACCACCTGGTGACTCACCTAGAAGACCTTGGTTTTAGACTACACCTTTGGGAGGGGCTGACAGGAAATCCCATCTCAGAGTTGTATAGTAAATTTATCTTTGTTTATAACAGATGATTGTTTTGGCTTTACTCATCCTCGCCAATTTGTGGCTTCTTCAGCAGACCCAGCAACCTCGGGAACTGGTGGAAGTCAAAGAAAAGTACAGAGTTCTCAGGGAACATCTAAAGGAGACCAAGAATGAGAAGTATCGCATGTTGTACCGTTGCATCCCAATCACGGGTATGAAACGGATGGAGGGTTCGGTGGGTTCGAACACGAACAAGGGTGGTGAGATTGTCGTGTGTTTGGATGGTAACACCAATGAAATCTTCCATGTCCTTATCCATGAACTGGCACATTGCACAGTTAAGGAGTATTCACACTCTCAGGAATTTTGGGACAACTACATCGAACTTCGTAACATCTGTGTAGAGTTGGGCATCTACCAACAGATACCAGATAAGACCAAGTTCTGTGGTCAGCACATTCAGGATAAATAATCTCTGTCTACTTTAAATGAAAACACCCTTGAGTTTTTTGTTGATGGCTATCGCCTACTGGATAGCCATCTACGGTGTGACCCTCGTTCCCCAGCAGGTGGATAACTACTACGTCAACCTGATTTGGCTGACTCTCGTCATCCCTAATGTTCTTCGCCTGGTGGTCGGAAGCATCCCACGCCTGGCAGTTGACCGTCTCTTTTTCCTCTCCACGACCCTAATTGCCCTGCTCCTGACATTCGCCATCAACACGGTTTCGAAGGAGACGAAGGAGGGTATCAAGAGTTCTACTGCTGACAAAAGTAAGAAACTGAAGACGAGTTTCTTACTCATGGGGACATTCGCAGCTGGTGCGTTGATTACGTATTATGCGGGTATAGATACCTCAATCTATAGCAATATGGGTTGGGAAAGACCTGTTTAAGGCTTGACGATGTAGTCCTTTATGAAAAAGAAGACAATAGCAGCCACGGCACCAGTGGCGGCGAGACCAACCATGCTCCTACCCCCTTGTTCGTTAAGGAACTTGGGGATAGAAGTCGCCAGACGGTCTTGCACGGGCTTACTCACAGCCGCCGCCGCACACACACCCGCAACGAGAGCGACGAGCTGGTCATCGGTGAGGTTGAGAGGGTTCTTCTTGGCAGGCTCCTGCGTCTGCTGGGGAGAAGGGTACGCACCCTGGGGATGAGGAGCAGTCATCTGGGGCATCATACCCTGCATCTTAGGCTCGTCACCCATCATAGGGGGTTCCATCATGATATCGTTAATGGGAGTGGAGTCCATCGTCTCTTTACTTTGTCTCACATTTTTTTCAGGTGTAAATGACACGGATGGGTTGCTATTGAGGGGAACCATTCCCTCACCATCATCAGCCAAATTCATGGTATTCACTTGGTCTGAAGCCATTTAGTATAGTCACATGTTTTTGAATTCAATACTCAACGCGTCTTTGTAATCTTGAGGTTTGTCTTCTTGGTCGCCTTCTTGGCGTCATCCTCCTTCTGTTCCAAGTGCTTGGGGTTATACATTTTTTTGTGTAGACGCCACAAATCTGGACCACCTACCCTGAAGTTTTTCCTAATTGTCGCCTTGTACCAAAACACACAATCCTGTATCTTGTTGGACTTTACTGTATTGTCCAACACGAGACATTCATAGTTTTCTGTGCATGCATCCATCACCTTGCAGAACATATCGAAAGAGGGAAAGATGCCAAAGAAGGATTTGTACAACTTTTCTCTGTTCTGAATGATATTTTCTCTGAGTATGAAGACATAGTCGACGTTTGCACGGAGAGCTGGGGGGAGGTCCATCACATACTGCATCGTCAACATGAAGAAAATCTTCCAGTGACGACCATTCATGAAACACTGGCGAATACACGTATCCTTTAGGAACTTTGAGTCATACATACAGTCATCTAGAAGCATGAAGGCTCCACAATTATTCTTTCCCGCCCCCACCAACTTTCTCTGCCTCGCCATGACCCGCTCTATGGCGTCTCTGTCATAGTCACCGTAAATGAACAGGTCTGGAATGAAATCAGAATAAAAGTGATTTCCCTCCTCTGTACCTGACAGTACAATACCTGCTGGAAGATGTTTCTTATGAAACATGATATCCTTCACAAGTGTCGACTTACCCGTGTTACGTTTTCCGATGAACACACAAACCCTGTCGTCTGTAATCGTAGCAGGGTTGAATTTCCTCAACTGGAGATTCATTCTAATGTACTGGGTCGTTTTATTTAACAAAATTTTACTCATCTCCAATACTAAAGATGAATATGCAAACGGGATTCGGTGAATCTCAGATGGCAGAGGAGTATATCAAAAGTATGACGGACATCATGCTTCCTGTGATGGAACAGGCTATGCTACTTGCGGGTGAATATTGCAAAGCTTGTGGAAGAGAAGTGATTCTCCCAGAAGACATGGAATATGCGATGAAGTATTGTGCGATGTACACTGTGGGTCAACAGATTGGTACGATGTTCCCCGAAATTTACGAGGATGACGACGAGGAGGATGAAGATATGGAGGATGTACCCCCAGAGGATTGCCCCCCTTTCGTTGAGTACACAGGAGAAGACACCCGCTTCATTCAGATGAATGAAGCCGTTGAACGTTGGGACTCATGGGTGCCACAGAGTCCGATAGAACAGATGTTAAAAAATGCTATTAATAGTAATGAGTAGCTCTGAGCCAGAACCATGGTCATTCACAAACGATTCATTTAAAAAGTATGAGTCCGATACCAGTTCTAGTGATGATTCATCAGACGATGAACAGCTTTTCTCTAAAACAAAATCAATCAAAACCAAAAAATTCAAGAAACTTGTGGAGAAGGAGAAACTTTCATTCGAATAATTTTTTTCCCTGAGTATAGTATACCAATCACCATGTCCGCTGCTGCCATGAAAACTGTTGACCTCGTCACCCAGGAACTCAAGACCCAGACCCTCAACTCCATTGTTGGTGGTTTCTCCTTCGCGTCTGCGATGGCGTGGATGGACTTCGTCCGCTGGGCCGTCACCCAGCTTGTGAAGGTTCCCAAGAACGGTGGTACCCAGTACGCCGTCACTGCCCTCATGACCACCCTGCTCTCCATCATTGTCTACATGCTCGTTGTCCGTATCAACGGCAAGGTTAAGAAGCCCGTTCAGCCCGTCTTCGCGATTACTCGCTAAAACGCCTGGGTTTACGCTTCATGAACATCATCAGGAGTAGTCCGACGACTACTATAGCGATGATATACGTATACTCTTTCTTCCATTCATAAACATCCGAAATGTCAGGGATGCTTATGTCTGATCCTTTCTCTTCAACTTCTTCAGGTGGGTCCACTTTTAGATTTTCCAATTTATCAGTGGAACAAGTAATTTCAAACTTTAGAATATGATCTTGGTTTCTAAAATCATATGGTATCAGTCGTCCATGACTCATGTAAAAAAATTCAATCTTCAAGTCTCTGATACTTTTTTGTGAACCCGAATGAAAATGATGAACCAATGGGTCATCTGAACCGTTATACACAATACTTGTACCACCATCGAGAAGAATATGACCAGTGAAATGGGGTGTTCCGGTATACACGGTTTGATTAAATTCTTCTGAACCAGAAGTCAATTTCAAAACAAGAGATTTCACCCCTCCTGTGTTAACAAAACCAGAAGTTATGGTATCGGTAAACGTGTAATCGTTAGAACCAAAACCAAGTACTTGATGAGGAGTCGTGAAAGATGAACCTGTGTCACTGTACCCATTTAAACCTGTGTCAAATCTAAATACATTACTAGCACCAGATGCTGTAGTAAAAGTCAACGTTTGATTTGACGAATCTGAAGTGACTGTCATTCCAGATAAGGATGTTAGACCGAGTTTAGTATTAAGTGCATCTTTCAACTGTGTAATCGTGTAATTCCCTGTATCAAGTGTTATTGTGATGTTGTCAATATTAAAACTACGATTTGTATCACAGATTAAAAGTTGAGGTGTGGGAATTCGAGCAGATACGAGGCGAATTTCTTTGACATCATAAATGGAGTTTTCTAAAGTAACGACGTAATTATTCGCGTGGGGGTAAATGGTAGCATCACGCTGACTACTGTCGATAGTGAGGTTGTGAACCTTCATTAAAATATAGGCACAATATTTTAATGATTGTTTTCGTCTGGGAAGATGTATAAAATTAATGAGACAGTGAATGCGCCAAAGGGTTGTTTTGGAGCTGACGCTTCGCGATGTCCAGGGAATTCGTGTTGGGATTAGCGTTACCCTTGTACGAGTTGAACTGATGGAAAGGCTTTTGCTGGTACTGTTGTGTCCACCCACCGTTGGCAGCGTTGACGCGACCATCTATACGGCTAGTGTCACTGCGAACCGTCGTCAAGCGGCCACCCTGCTTGAGAGCGGACTCACGAACATTCATGCGACCCGCGTTACCCATACGGTTCGCCTTACCACGGCGGTCTTCGGGACGGAAACCGTACTTCATGAGTTCCTCGTTGGTCTTGGCGGTCACCTGAGCAGCGGCACTGTTCGTGTAAGCACCGTGATGACTGTGGATACCTGGAGCAGGTCGATTGATGTAGTCGTACTGAGTATCGTTACGGTCACTCTTGAAACGAGTGGGGTCTTGAGAGACAGTCTGCGCTGACACGAATCGCTTCGCACCATTGAACCCGAGACCATCCGTACGAAGGCCCGTCTCCGAACGGTTAGTGGTACGCTTCGTCTTCTCATGCTCGTTGCGAGGAACAACACCAGACATACCCTGTGCGCGACCAGGCATCGTGGGGCGCCTGGAGGGGAGATGAGCAGTCGTCTCTGGTTTGTAATGAGTCAACTCACCAACTACGGCAGACCGACCACCTGTAATATCCACAGCTGGACCCGACCGACCCGGGAGGGTCGTGAGCCTATATTCACCAACATTCACTGGGTTGACACGGAACATCTGCTGATAACCACCGACGGCAGGGGTGTCAGCGCTGACACCTAGACCTGGACCAACCAGCTGCTTCTCTACAGGAGACAAGTTGTTCATGCGCCCTGTATCATACATCCGGTTTCGCATCTGGAGAATCTCCTGACCACCGGACCGATGTTGAGTGACGACGTCAGCGAGACTTCCCACCTCTCGCTTACGTGGAACTTCAACCATGGGTTCGAAGTTGTTTGATTCATTAACTTCGTAATTCCTCAATACAGGCACCTTGGGCTCAACCTTGGGGGGTTCAGATTTTGTACTGAGGTTACGACCCGCATACACGAGACCTGCAACAGCCATAAGCGAAATGGGATCAGCCATTCTTACTTCTTGTTAACATTTTTATTAACATACCTTTGCTGAAATAGACCATTTTGGAGTTCGGCACGGGTACTCGCAGGTTCATATCGCATGGTGCGGAGAGGAACCTTACACTCCATATTGTTGAGAGGGAAGAGATTACGTTCATAGGTCTGGACGATGTTCTTGTTGAAACGGGAAGTCGACTGGGGGCGAAGTTGGTCACTCGTGTCGATGTACTGCGCAGGGGAACCCTTACCAGCCATGTATGGAGCAGTACCATAAAGCATAGTGTTGGGACGGCAGCCACCACAATTGAGACCACTGGGCTGGGGGTACACGAAAATTTCATCGGTCGCCTTTACTGGGGGAATGGCTCCCTTGTTTTGAACTCGGGAAAGCCCAGGTTGAAGCTGATACGCCATTTATTATTACATGAGAATATTTATCTACCTAACAGTTCCGCCGTGCATACCGGAACGCTTATCCCCATCTGAGCCCAGGCCCGAGAACGCCTCGAGCTGAACACCACGAGCGTTGGGGCTGCAGTAACGGGTGTCACTCTTACACATTGGACCATTCTTGGGTCCATACAACCATTCCGCAAACGCCGTCTGGTCGCCTGGGATTTTCGTCACTGGATTCGAGACAAACTGCCTATCCATACCATTCCGCAGATACTTGGGCAGAGCCGTCCGAGAACGCCCAGAGTCGTATGGTATTCTGTCACTCGTATAACTCTGAACAAAGGGTTTCACCGTTGGGTAATAGCACGCCTCCAGACGATTGGGGGCATCCGTAAAATCCGTGATGAGAACATTACCCATCGGGTTGTCCCATGTGGGCATCTGACACATAGCCCCTTCTGTGCTGATACCATAAGTCTCCTTCACCATCTTCGACTTATAAAGAACGTAGATGACACCGAGGACAGTCGCACCTAGGACAAAGACACGAGGGTCTCGGCGAATCAGGTAAATGATACAGCATACGTAAATAACAAAGCGAGACGCAGCGTTAACCCTATCCTCTGGGGTTTGTTCACTCGTCGGCCAAAACTGAGCAACCTGGTCGGCGCTAATAAGTTGCTGAGGTTCGTCAAACCAAGCCTTCATTTAGTATACATGGGGTTTATTTTTTTGGGAGGTTACCAAGCATGCCACCCATCATCT